AATTTGGAGTTATTCGTATCAATAGTGGATATCGTTCTCCAGCATTAAACAAGGCAGTAGGTGGTTCAAAGACAAGTCAACATTGTAATGGACAGGCTGCAGACTTTGAATCGACAAGAATTTCTAATCCAGACCTTGCAAAATGGATAGAGAAAAATTTAATATTTGACCAACTCATTCTAGAATTTTATGATGGAGTTGACCCAAATAGCGGATGGGTACATTGTTCTTATGTTCTTGATGGGAGCAACCGCAGTAAAACAATGACGGCTCTTAGAGTCAATGGGAAGACCCAATATAAGACAGGCCTTCTCTCATAGGAGGAAAATATGAAATATGTGTGGCTAGTTTATCTACAAATTTTATTTGTGATAGGACAATTTAATGAGAAAAAGAATTGGGTTGACAATCAAATCTTATTGTGTTATAATAACTTAGATAAGTTAAATGTGAATTACGTTAAATACATAGACCATCCTTGACCACCAACTAGATAAATTTTAATGTTTTATACGAATGTACAGCCTCATGGCAATTTCATTGCTATACGAGGTATCAATAGTCGTGGAGAGTCTTTTAAGACAAAGACTCCTTACGAGCCTACCCTTTATGTTCAGTCTCAAAAATCTCAAGATCCTCAATGGAAAACCCTAGAAGGTAAGAAAGTTGCTGCCGTTAAGTGGGGTTCTATGAAAGACTCTCGCCAAGCCATGAAAGAATATGGTGGAGATGTTTTTGGAATTGACCAGTTTCAATATTCTTTTATTGCAGACCAATATTCAGGCCTTATAGATTATGACTTAGCCAAAATTAAAATAGCATTTATAGATATTGAGACTAGTTCTGAATTTGGATTTCCCAATATAAGACAAGCCAACGAAGAAGTTCTAGCCATTTCCATAAAAATGAATGGGAGGTTCAGAGTATATGCGTGTGGTGATTATGTTCCCTCTAATGGAGTTGAGTATATTCATTGCATGGATGAAGAAAACTTACTTGAACGATTTATTTCAGATTGGGTAGCAGACTATCCAGATATTGTTACAGGATGGAATTCTCGCTTCTTTGATATTCCATATCTTGTGAATAGAATTCGTAGACTTCTAGGAGAGAAGGCAGTAAATCGTCTTTCGCCTTGGGGTTGGTTTAAGGAAACTGAAGTTAGTTTATTGGGTGGTAGAAAACATCAAGTATTTGATTTGGTTGGATTGGCAAGTATTGATTACTTAGATGCATACAAAAAGTTTATGTATGTCAACCAAGAGTCTTATGCTCTAAACCATATTGCCTATACGGAACTAGGGGAGAAGAAACTAGATTATTCAGAGGCGTCTTCTTTACACGAACTCTATAAAACAAATTTTCAAAAGTTTGTAGATTATAATGTTCATGATGTTGTCTTGGTTGAGAGACTTGAGGAAAAATTAAAACTCATGGAACTTATTATTTCACTAGCCTACATGGCTAAGTGTAATTACAATGATGTATTCAGTCCAGTAAAAATGTGGGATTGTATTATCTATAATCATCTCCGTGAACGAAATATTGTAATCCCGCCTAAATCTCATGAAGTTAAGAATGATGCCTATGAAGGTGCGTATGTGAAAGACCCACAAGTAGGTCGGCATAAGTGGGTTTGTAGTTTTGATTTAAATTCACTATACCCACACTTGATTATGCAGTATAATATTTCTCCTGAGACACTTAAAGGTACACATCCGAATGCTCGAAAGGATTCTAGTGGTCATCATATTATGGTAGAATCTATGTTGGATGGAGAAATGGATACTAATTTTCTCAAAGAAAATGACCTTACCATGACTCCAAATGGTTCTTTATATTCTCGTAAGAAACAAGGCTTCCTTCCAGCTCTTATGGAGAAGATGTATACAGACCGCGTCAAGTATAAAGATTTGATGATTGCGGAACAGAAGAAAGGTAAAGCTGCAGATACTAACAAACTAGCTCAGTATCACAATATGCAGATTAATTTAAAGATTGCTCTCAATTCAGCTTACGGAGCTCTTGGTAATCAATGGTTTCGTTTTTATGATGTGAGGAATGCTGAAGCTGTATCCGTTGCGGGTCAGCTTTCCATTCGGTGGGCTGAGAGAGCAGTCAATCAATACTTAAATAAAGTATTAGAAACAGATGGAACAGATTACGTTATTGCTTCCGATACTGACTCTTTGTACGTTGCTTTTGATACATTCATCAATAAAGTAGGTCTTACAGATACTAACAAAGTCATAGAGTTTATGGACAAGGTTTGTGATGGTAAATTACAAGATGTGATTGATAATTGTTATGATGAGATGGCCGAATATGTTAATGCGTTTCAACAGAAGATGGTAATGAAGCGAGAGGTTTTGGCCGATGTTGGTATTTGGACTGCAAAGAAAAGATACATTCTGAATGTTCATAACTCTGAAGGTGTTCAGTATGATGAGCCCAAACTAAAAATTATGGGTATTGAGGCTGTCAAATCTTCAACTCCTGAGACTTGTCGTAATGCACTCAAGGATGCGTTCAAACTTATTATGAATGGGACTGAAGAACAAGTTATAGAATTTATTGAAATATTCAAAACTAAATTTAAAACACTCCCACCAGAAGAAGTTTCATTTCCAAGATCTGTTAAAGGTCTTGCAAAATATAGAGATTCGGCTTCTGTTTACAGAAAGTCAACTCCACTTCATGTTAAGGGCTCTTTGATTTATAACATGATGCTGGAGAAGAATAAACTAACAAAGAAATATCCAATCATTCAAGAGGGAGAAAAGATTAAATATACATATTTAAAAGAACCTAATCCTACTGGTGATTCATCTATTGCTATGTTGAACGAACTTCCAAAAGAATTTAAATTAGAAACTTATATAGATTATGACCGCCAATTTGAAAAGGCGTTTCTTGACCCGATGAAAATTTTACTTCAAACTATAGGATGGGAACACGAAAAGAAGTCTAATATTATGGATTTCTTTTCTTGACAAATTCAAAATATATGGTATAATAGGACTATTATGGAAGAACAAGATTATGGTAGTTGGCTTACTGAAGATCTGATTCAATTAGAAAAAGATATAAGGGGTCGAAGAGATCGGAATGAAGAATACTCTGATAGAGTAGAATATAATACTATGTTACATAGTATACTAAAAGAAATTAATTTAAGGAAAAATAATGAGTGATTATCTTGATGAACTACTGTCTGTGGCTGGAAACGAATACGCTTCCAGAGTTGCAGATGGAATGCTAGGAAATGTAAATGAATATATTAATACTGGATCTTATATACTTAATGCACTCTTATCTGGAAGCATTAATAAGGGGTTACCATCAAATAAGATTACTGCTTTTGCGGGTGAATCGGCAACAGGAAAGACTTTTTTTATCTTGGGGCTATGTAAACAGTTTCTTGCAGATAATCCTAGCGGCGGTGTTTTGTATTTTGAGTCTGAATCTGCTCTCACCCCTGAAATGATTGAAGAAAAAAATATTGACACGAAAAGATTTGTCCAATTACCAGTTGCAACTATACAGGACTTTGGACAACAGGCATCAAAAATAGTGGATGTGCACATTGCAAAAAATGGTGATGTACCACTTCTACTTTGTCTTGATAGTCTTGGTATGTTATCTACAGCTAAAGAAGTTGGAGATATTACTGAAGGTGCGAACAAAGTGGATATGACTAAGGCACGAATTGTAAAGGGTGTATTCAGAGTATTAACACTAAAACTTGCAAAGGCTGGAATACCTTTACTGGTTACTAATCACACATACAAACAAGTCGGAGCTATGTTTCCACAAGATATTATGGGTGGTGGTTCTGGTCTACAATATGCAGCATCTAATATCGTTTTCCTATCCAAGAAAAAAGAAAAAGATGGAACAGATGTAATTGGTAATATCATTCATTGTAAAAACTTTAAGTCAAGATTAACTAAAGAAAATAAAAAAGTAGATGTTCTTCTAACTTATGATAAGGGGCTCAGTAAATATTATGGACTACTTGATTTAGCTGAAAAGTATGGTATAATAACTAAAGTATCTACAAGATATGAAATGCCAGATGGTACAAAGGTTTTTGGAAAACAGATCTATGCTAATCCAGAAAAATATTTCACAGAAGATATTTTAACCAAGCTTGATGAAGCTTCAAATACTGAATTTACATATGGAAAGGGGGCGGATGCCGAATCTAGCGCCGAGAATACAGCCGAAAAAGTTGAAGGATAACTGGTTTCGGATTTGTTCTAATCCCGAAAAAAACGATGATGAAGATTTATGTATTCAAATTATTGAAGGGCCATTTCATCATGTAATAGTTAAATACAAAAACTTCAAACTTAAACCAAAACTTAATGAAGATGGATCTATCAATTGTGATTATGAATATGATATAATTACTGCTCCATCTACTATTGGAGAACATGGACTTACAGATGAAGAAGGAGAAATCTTTGAAAAAAAACTTGGCGAATCACTATTAGAAATATTATGGGAGACTGCAAATAATGAGAACAGAAATAGCAATACTAAAGAATTTATTACAGAATGAGGAATATACCAGAAAAGTATTGCCATTCCTGAAAGTTGATTACTTTACAGAACACGCTGATAAAATACTTTACGAAAAGGTAAATACTTTTGTAAACAAATATAATACACTTCCTTCTCATGAAGCTTTACAGATTGAGCTTTCTGAGACTAAAATGAATGAAGAAGAATTTAAAGATTCTTTAAATTTATTAAAAGAAATTGATTCTAATGCAGAAGACTATACGGATATTAACTGGTTATTGGACACAACTGAAAAGTTTTGTCAAGACAAAGCCATCTACAACGCAGTTGTTGACTCAATCTCAATACTCGACAATCCAAAATCAACAGCAGATAAGGGTGCAATCCCTGACATTCTTTCCGATGCTCTTTCTGTCTCTTTTGATCCTCATGTTGGTCATGACTATATTGATGACAGCGATGAGCGTTTTGATTATTATCATCGTATCGAAGAGAGGATACCATTTGATCTCGACTACTTTAACAGAATTACAAAGGGTGGTCTTCCGCAGAAAACATTAAATATTTGTTTGGCTGGTACAGGAGTTGGTAAGTCTTTATTCATGTGTCATGTCGCATCTTCTTGTCTTGCCGAAAATAAAAATGTTCTGTACATTACTTTGGAAATGGCTGAAGAAAAGATTGCTGAAAGGATTGATGCAAACCTTCTAGATATTGCTATAGATGACCTTCACAATCTACCAAAAGACCTGTACGATAGTAAAATAGCTAACCTTGAGAAGACAACTAAAGGAAAGTTGATAATCAAGGAATACCCAACAGCAGCTGCTGGTGTGAATCATTTTCGTGCATTATTAAATGAATTAAATTTGAAAAGGTCTTTTGTTCCAGACATAATATTTGTTGATTATTTGAATATCTGTACATCTTCTAGAATACGTTCTGGAGCTAATGTCAATTCTTATACTCTCATTAAGTCTATCGCAGAAGAATTACGAGGATTGGCCGTAGAGAATAAAATTCCTATTATGTCTGCAACTCAAACAACACGAGCAGGATATTCTAATACAGATGTAGGTCTAGAAGATACTTCTGAGAGCTTTGGACTTCCTGCTACAGCAGACCTTATGTTTGCAATTATATCTACAGAACAAATGGAAGAAGTTGGACAAATAATGGTAAAACAATTGAAAAATAGATATAATGACCCAACTGTTAATAGAAAATTTGTTATCGGTATAGATAGAGCTAAAATGAGACTTTTTGATGTAGACCAGGCAGCTCAAGATGAATTGGTTGATAATGGCCAAGAAGATGATACTCCATCATTTGATATAGCAACTGGTGGTAAATTTAAAAAACGTGATTTTGAAGGATTTGAATATGAGTAATAGAGCACAAAGACGAGCTGAAGAAAAAGCCAAAAAGAAACAAGGATTTAATCAAGAACAAATAGAGGTTGAATTTATACAGCCTTGGGCTGATGTCTTGATGAGAACCAAACTACCAGATGATGTTTTGAATGGTATGCTTGAAATTTCAGACAAAGTACTTCAAGATCCAGAAAGAAAAAATTGGGGAGACTATCTAGCAGGACAGATAGAAGATGAACCTCTTGTTCCTCATCAAATGATGATGGATTATAAGATTGGTAAAGATGGTAGTGTATTTAATTGGTTGATGAATTGTATAGGGGAATATGTTAAAGCTTGTACAAGACAACAAGCCACATCCGCGAATTGGAATGAAGTTAAAGATGCCGAATGGTTGACTCAAATGAAAAGTGCATGGTTGATAAGTCAATGGGAAGGTGAATACAATCCTATTCATATACATACAGAATGTAAACTTTCAACGGTGTTGTATTTGAAAGTTCCTGAATTTTTACCTTCTACAAAACCAGAACGCGATGATGATGGTAGTATTATGTTCATTGGTGGTGGTGGCTCCAATTCCGCCTTAACTCGTAATTTGATTAAATGGAAACCAAA